CTGTTTAGAATTAAGGTCTGGCAAGTATCGTCTGCGCCCCATAATAGTTGTTATGTAGCCTTTGTTCCTGGACAGGCCAATAACCTTAGCGCGGTACTTTGATACAGAAGAAAACTTGTCAGAAAAATCTGTAAGAAGCTTTTTAGCCTCAGTAACTGAACATCCAATAGACCTTGCAATCTTGTCTGGACCTACACCGTAAGCCATAGCAAGTACAAGAACTTTACCTGCTTTACGGTCTACTCCCATAGTGTTACCTACAGTTGTGTATATGTCACCGCCATCTAAGTAGTTCTTCATCATAATAGGGTCCTCAGACATAGCAGCAATTACGCGTGGCTCAATCTGTGAATAGTCAGCAACCACTAACTTGTAGCCCTCTGTGGCTGTAAACAAGTTACGAATTGAACGTCCGTGCACAGTGTGAGGAGCTGGTACATTTTGAAGGTTAGGGTTGCGACTGGAGAACCGACCAGTTTCGGCACCCCATTGAACAAAGTCTCCGTAGATGCGACCGTTCACAAGCATAGAGTCACGCACTTCAACCTTTGATTTACCGCCAACGGTCTTTGTGACCTCTCCCCCTAGATAAGGAATTACATATGTACTTAAAAGTTTATTTAAATCTGCGTAAGTAAGAAGCGCGTTTACTAACTCATCTTTCTCGCGGTAAGGCTCAAGAGCCTCAGCCGATACAGAATAGTCTTTGTAATCAAGCTCAGCTTCTTCTTTCTTAGAGCCTTTACCAGTTAGTAATTGGGGGCGTAAGCCTCTACAGCCTTCTGATCTTGGTCCGTACAATATGTATTGCTTTTCATTATTAGAATTAATATTAAAAGGCTGACCAGCAATACGATAGATATTAGATTTAACCTCTTCAATTTCAATGATTAGCTTGTCGTACAAAATCTGTAACTGCTTCATATCAATAGGCGCGCCTGTTAGTTTCATATCGCATAGAACACGAAGCACATCCATCTCCAGCTTCATAACGTTGTCCACATCAGCGGCCGTTAGCTTTGGAACAAGCGTCTTCCATAGTAAAAACGTGTACTTTGCGTCTAAATAAGAATACTTAGCAACGTCACTAAAAGAATAAAGCTCTACCTGATGACCTATGCCCTTCTCCATGCTGTAGCCAAGCTCTCTTTGCAAACAGTCGTCAAGCCCAAGTCTTCCTTTGTTTTTGTTATCGTAAAGGAAAGACGCCATTAAAGTGTCAAAATAAGGTCCAGTAGGGATACTACCTCCGTAATATTTAGCAACTGAACTGAGGTCAAACACTAGGTTGTGACCTATAGTTAATTTACTATCGTTAAACAATAGCGGCTTAAGGGCTTTAAATACCTCTGCTGGAAACAACTGCACTGGGGCACTATCAAAAACCTTGATGGCCTTCTTCTTATCACGCGAATAGTCTAACTCTCGTGAAGGCAGTCCAGCAGCAACTCGCTTCTCGCCTTGACCTGTCAAAGGAAACGATTCAGAAACGAACTCTCCGTGTGGATGGCCCATAGGAATTACATCGCCTCTGCCGTGCGTAGCAAAACTAATCCACAAGACCTCGTTTACAGCAGGAGTACCGCGGTTATCTCCAACGGTTTCTACGTCAAACGCAAATGAGTCTTGTGTAAGATAGTAATCAACCATCTCTTTTAGTTGCTCTTTTGTTGTAATAATATTCAAGTTATGTCCCTTATAGAGCCGAAAGGCTAAAGCCAGGGGATGTAGACCTTAGCCCTTCGGCAACCTAGTTGTTTAGATAAGTGAAGCAGCGACTGCTTCTAGTTCTTCCCATGTTGGTTCCTTAATGATGGAACGATCAAACGGCACCATCTCAGCAATTGCTTTTTCAATTGCTTCGTCATCTGTAATGCCCCAGTCCTCAGCGAGGTCACGTGGCTTAACAGGGTTAATGTGGTACACAGTTGACTGCATCTTTCCTGTACGACTAATCGCCCAGTAGTTCTTTGTCAAAGGACCAGCAGGTGAGAAGTGTGCAGCATGCAGGGACTTATATAAACGTGGACTTGCAATAAGCATTTGACGCTGTGGGCCGCCAGGTGCGCTTAAGTTAGCAATTGTAAATGCCTTCTTATCTTCAGGCTTGCTTCCAAGCTTTACGCACAACGGGTCGTTAGCACCAAGCGAAATAAATGAACGCTTACCGCTAGTGATTTGTGATAGGAAATGTTGCTTGTAGATAGCGAACGGGCCATCTTGGTCAAGGAACTTAATTACTTGAAACTCCCCGTCGTTGAACTTAAACTCAACTGGGTATCCGCCTACTGGAGCAGATGCTTTATCTGCTGCTTCCCAACCAGACAAAATGTTATTGCTTGTTGCCTGTGCTGGTCGTTCTGTGATTGCTGCGTTTGAGAACTCGTCGTGTTCAACGACGTAGCTGTCTGGGCTGTTTACTGCCATAGGTTTATCATCCTTTTATTTTAGTTTGTTTGATTTATTTAGTTTCGTCTGCTCGGATTTGATTCCAAGCCTCGGCAATCTCATTGCTGAGCTGTCGGTGTAAGGACCATTCTACACGTTTGGTATGTAGAAGTCCAGCCGAATGAAACAACGAAACTGTCCTCTCCACCATGGCCCTAGAGTAAAGTCTACGGCCTTGATGGTCTTCCCCGTTTTTGTTTTTCTTAGCGGGAAGTCTATAGGGTGAGGCTGGTAAGTAGCCCTCTTTTATCCAAGTTCGGATAGTGATAACTGGGCGCCCTAAGGCGTTTGCCATAGCGCCGATGGTAAATAGCTCTACCTCGTTACCATTAGGTAGTTTCTTTTTAATGGGCTTAGTATCCCAAGCGGCCTCTGGGTCTGCCTCTTTAATTACCTTTTCTTTGCGCTTGCGTTTACTGCCTGGGTAGTAAGTGTCAAGCTCTTCAAACAGTCTATCAATTTCGTCTGACATTACTTATCCAGTAAAAACGCATAACTAATTTTAGAAGGGAACATTAAATCAATATCTTCTTCTGTTAAATAGTTTTCATAAAAAGCAGCCATAATGGCACCCTCGTCAATTACAGGCACCATTTTAATGCAAGTATCTTTGATGCCCTTTTTAGTAAGTATCTCTTCAGCCACATCCATATTAAGTGACTTAGACACTCTGCGTTGACGTGTAAGTGTAACTTCGCCAACAGTTTCGTCTGCAACGCTAAGTACTCGGTGACCTCGGTCATCAGCTTCAACAGCGTCTACAACTTCAATAAGACGTTGTTTAATTTCAGTTTGACGTTTTGTTATTAAATCAAGTTGATCTTTAAGTGCTAGGTACTGACGAATATTGTCTTTAAGCTCTTTGTTTTCCATAACATCCCCTTTGTATTTGCGCCCAACAGTAATCGTTGGGTAAGGGCATGTCAACTTATAGAAGCCTCATGTACATACGTTTCTAGTGCTTTAATAATAATGCTAGTGACGGTGACGTTTTCTCTCTTTGCTTTGCGTTGTACAGAAAGCCAAAGGTCGTCAGGTACTCTAATAGTACGAGTAGGCGTCTTAGGTGCGTTAGGCATCCTACAATTATACGATAGTAGCCTCTAAGAACTGCTTTAAACTGCCCGTAGTCATAGCAATTCCTCCGTCTTCATCTATGCCTTCACCATCAATAATGGCGTTAGCAATAGCTGTTTTCTGCTGTAAAGCCTCATGCTGGCGCTCTTCAATAGACCCAGCAATTAATAGGTCTTGAATGACTATTGATGGCCATGTAGATGATGCTCTTTGGATTCGCCCGTTACGCTGGATAGCCGAACCTGATGACCATGGCAAGTCGTAGTTGACGAGGAGATTAGCTGCCGGTAAATCCACACCGTAACCGCCAGCATCTGAAGAAATAAGGACCCTAATATTAGGGTCAGTGTTAAAAGCAATCTTGTTCTCCTCTTTAGACTTAGCGTTAAGCTTGCCTGAGTAGAGGCGACATTGGTCAGGACCAAGCGCTTCTGCAATCATATCAAGCATATCAACGTAAGTAGCAAAAATAACGACTTTGTTGGCGTCGTTTTGGTCAAGGAAATCTTTAACGTATTGAACAAGATAGTCAAGCTTAGGGGAGTTAGTAACCCCTTCTAAAGCGCCAGCATCAACTAGGCTTGCAGCATATGCAGACCCTTCGTCACCTATAGATGCAAACTTAATAGCGCTGGTGCGTAGTAAGTCTGGGTGAGAACAGAGCATCTTTAATGCCCCAATCTTAGACATAATCTTTCCGCGCATCTCGTCTTCAGGCCCTCCACGTTGAGAGGTGTACCCATAATGAGATAGGACGTTAAAAGAAGAGCCAAACAAAGACACAGCCTCATCTAAATCAAACAACAAGTCTTCAGTAATTTTGGTGTACAGCTTTGAGCTTTTTCTATCAAAAGTTATTTTTACTGGCTCTTTGTGAATT